CCAGCAGGTAGAGTTCCACCTAGATCGTTCTCGTAGAACAATTCATAATCTTGATCTACGCCAAGCTCATCTAGATCGTGTAGATTAACTTGGAAGATGCGAGTTAGAAGACCGCCTTCTTTAGTGATAAGCTCACGACGAGTAATGTCATCAACTTCATCAACGCCCCAGTTACGGATATCTTCGATACCTTCAGGACTCATGAATAGGTCTGTCAACTGACCGCGATTGATAGAGCTTGAGTTTCCACCGCCGTTACGACGCATGGTGATTTTCATCAAAGAAACCAATCTCTTAGAGAATTGAGATGCTGCTGCATCAGGATCATAAACAAGGATGTTACGATCAGTACCAGCAGAAATCAATGTGTGGAATCCGTCGTCGTTCATTTTCTTTGTGAACTGTGAACGCATAACGTCCATAGCACGACCAACAACATCCCAACGTGCGTCACGAGCATACTTCAAAAGCCAGTCGATAGAAGCACCGATGTCATAGGTAGGAACCATGACGTAATCGCCTTCTACATGACGCTCTGGAATACGACCGTGATTAGGAATTGTATAAGCTACAAAATCCTTCTCAGTTCCCGGAGCTAGGAAATCCAATGGGAATTCGCTAGTTGCACCCGGCTGAAGATTAACTACTTCAAAGATACCTTGAAGAATGTCGCCACTCATGATACCTTTACGAAGAGGTGTTTCTAGAGCTTTTGCAAGTTCTTGCACAGCAGCTAGAGATTCCCCTTTATTTTTTGAGCCAGATTGCATTAGGATTTGATCCATAGCTTTTGCTTCTTCTGGCGTGCTATCTTTAAAATAAGACATTTTTATATTCTCCTAGTTTTTTATATTAAACGATGTTGATTTCTACTTTACAAAAGCCGTCTGTGTCAGCAACACCAAGGAAGCGACCTACAGGAGCACCTGTTACAGCGATCATTGCTGCTGCTTCTGATGAAGTAACTAGACTTCCATCCAATGCGAAGTAAGCCTTTTCTCCAACTACTGGAGTTCCAGAGATTTGGTCTGTTACGACTGTACCTCTGCGAAGCAAAGTAACTTTACCGCCAAGCTGAACTTCGTCTTTGTGTGCGTTGTACTGCTGACGGGTAAGGTCAAGATTAACAACGTCATTCAAAAGAAGACCAGCAGGCTCGTCTGTAAGAGCAGCTACATCTACAACTTGAGCCAAAGAGTCATCCATAGCAGCACCAGAGCCACCAGTTGAATGAACAACAATAATTCCGCGTTCTGCAACTGTATCGTTTTTGAAGAAACTAATATCAGTTAGATGTTCTACGCGATCACCTTTTAGAGCCATTTTATATTCTCCTAATTATTTATTTAGATTTGTTAATGATTTTTTGCTGAACGAAATTTCTTAGACTCGCACGAGTTGATTCGATTTCGTCTTGCTCATCTTCTGAAGAAGGAGAATGAGTACCCGCTTGTGCTGTCTCTTCATCTACGATTTCAGAGGCAGAAGTAGTATCATCTTCCGTGTTTTCTGAAGCATAATTCTTTTTCATAGATTCTGCTTCTTTTTTCTTTTTATCTTTATCTTCTTTGTCTTTGTAGTGCATATCTGCAACTGTCTTAACAAAAACTTCGAAGGCTTCGTCATTCATGTCTGCAAAAACTTCTAGATTGGCAGCAGCGTCTTCTTCGGCCATGCCAGCTTCCATCATCTTTGCTTTTCTCTCTTTTTTCTTCTCGTCCTCTTTCATCTTGTGCATTTCTGCTTCGATCTTCTCAAGAGATTCGGACTTGTCAGATAGTTCAGCTTTTGCTGAATCTAGAGATTCTTTAGAAACGGTCAGTTCTGACTCAACAACCTCTTTGCTAGACTGCAACTCTGCGACAGATGCTTCTAGCTCTTTGATGGTTGACTCGTACTTTGAAACGTTAGCTTCGGCAAGTTTTTCTGCCAATGCCTTGTTTTCTTCTTTTACGTTAGCAAGAGCGTCTTGTAGCTCTTGAATTCGACTTTCATCAGACATATTGTTTTTCTCCATATCCGAGATAATATTATTGTTATCGCTTACACAGTCCTCTGTAGAAGAGTTTTCTTGAGCACTGGTAATGTCACTTAAAAGTTGCTTCTCTTCTATATTAGCTTTTACACCATTATCATTTAAAAATAGACTTTTACCGTCAGAAGCAAAGGAAAATACCTGTCCCTTGTCAAATATGATGCTTTCAGAGTTTGCAGGTCTATCAACAAAACCCTTTCCGCTAAAGGTGATATTCTTTGGTATTCTTCCTATCTTGTGGTTTTGATACATCCCCTCTCCACCATAAGAACGCAAGAATTGGCTCAGAAAAGCAGTTTCCTCTGTTCTGGCTACTACATGGTTATTCCCGTCTGGGGATATTACTCCGTAGTCAAACCCTTTAAAAATACACTCCATAGAAACATATTTTTCGTTAGCTTCTATTTCACTGATTAACTTTTCTGCTCTAGCCTTTAGTTGTGGGTCTTGCCATTGTCTGTAGATAACAGAAGAAACCAACAGATGGTACACTTCTGGTAACTCTTCGACAGGAGTATCTGCTGCTATTTCGTTGTAATTCTCATCAACAGCCCAACAATCAACTATGCCACCTACGAGTTGTTTCTCGTCGTGCTCTATATTTGTTGGTTTGTATTTAGGAGTACTCTTAGCCATCCAGACCTGTTCTCTATCGAATATATCGTCATTTTTGTTCCAAGACGTAGAAACTAATATAGAATGAACGTGATACAAATCTTCATCGTTTATTCCTGCTACGGCTATCTGCCTTTTGTTTTGCAATTTATTTTGTTCGGTTGGGCAATCGACAATAATAGAAGCGTTAGCTCTAATATTATCTTCTAAACCTAACTTTTTTTCTGCTTCATATATTTTCATCTTATGCCTCATATTTTTTTGTTATATAATAATAGGTACGCATTTTTCTCATTTCCGCGATAGACAACGAAGAACCCTCGGATTCTTGCTGTGAATTCTCCAGCCACAGATTGAATTCTGCGTGTATGTCTTTAGATGGGGTTTTAACTAACTCAGCAACAATCTCTGAAGTTATATCGTCCCCTATATTTAAATTACACAAAATTTCAAATTTTACATCTTCTAGACCTCTAAACTCTTCTGAGGTTAGATTTCTGAGTGATTTTTTACCCACAGACGAAAGAATCAATGGGTTTACTATCTTAGATATTTTTTCTTGAGCTTCTTCGGCCCATATCATATCTGAGCCAAAACTAGCTTTTATTCTTGGGGTAAATGTCTTTTCTTGTCTTTTCTGAGTATCTTTGACATTCTTTGGTCTTCCCGGTTCTTGCAATGGACTTGCTTCTTGGTTCGGATTCCCCTTTGGCCCTTTAAGATCAACCAAAGACTCCTCGCCTTCTTTCTTTTCTTCAAGCTCTAGACCAACCTCTGAGGGAGCAGACTGTCCTGTTTGAAGTGCGATTTTCTTTAATCCGTACTCTTTATCTACTTGATGGTATGGACTTACCTTCTCTACACCCTTGTTTGCTCTATCAGAAACCTCTCTGCTTATTCTTGTTTTTTCCATATCAGGGTCTGCCTTCACATGACGTTGTACAAACTCGTCGCTGATTATATTTCGATCAGCCATATTAAGTAGAAGTGTGGTCATTGCGGCTGGGTCTTCCAAGTGCATAATATCAAACTCTACCTGTGCGGGCTTTCTGAAACCCATAGCCTTTTGTACGATTTCTATTTGCTCTTCCCAGTGTTTTACTACTATAGCTCTTACGTAGTTTAGTCTTTCTACAAGAGTTTTTAATGATATGTAATTATTTGTAGTACCACCAGAAGCATTGCCTGTCAGTGAAGACGGGATGCCTAATGTTGAGTATATGTCAGTCAGTGCTGGCTTGTATTTAGCCTCACCCAAATACGACTGGATATCACTGCTTGTTTCCAAAAGCTCAATATCTGGACCCCAAACTATATCTATAGTTCCACCTCCGACGTTTGCTCCAAGCATATCAGATAAAGTAGATGAAGCAATCTCGGTTGGGGCCAATTTGTGTTCCAAGCTACCAATCTTCCATACTCTGATTTTATTCATAGCTCCGTCTAGGGCGGCTTTGTCCGTTAGCTGAAGCCTTTGATATAAGTTGAGGGCTTCGAACGCAGAGCAGGAAATAGGGGTCGCCCAAGTTTCCCAGTCGTCTTTTTTGTAATGGTATATGCTGCTTTTTTCTGGCGGCAAAATGATATCCTTGTTTCGCTTTACCGCTTCTAGAATATCGGGCGACATTTGATTTAGAAGTCTACTAGCAGCAGAACCCTCATCGTCGCTCTTGTTTGACATGTTAATCAGTCTTCTGATTTCGTTTCTTAGCTTCGTTGGGATTTTTAATTTAAGTAGAGATTCATTAGTCAGAGTTGACATTGAGCCGCCGACTGGCGAAACTAATAGCGGGTCGATAAAAGAATATCTCCAAGGAATTTCTCCCTTTTGGAATATTGGGCTATTCTTTGTTATGCTAATGTCTGCTGCAACACTTTTTTGCATCTCTAGTCGTTTTGCTTTATTTACCTTTGCGGTATACCATCTTAGTGGGACATTAGCTTCTCTGAAGAGAAGATGACCGAGACGTTCTGAGACTCTTTCACCTTCGACCTGCTTGAACCACTCTCTGTAAAAACGCTGGATTCTTTTGTTAGGGTGGACGAGTCTTACACCTTGAGCACAGAAGTCGCCCATTAAATCCATAGAGTTTCTGATTATACCAACTCTTTTGTAAACATATCTTCCAAACGCTATAGCTTCTTTGTCTGTTCTAGGTGCAGCTTGTCCCGGCCTGAACCAATCAAAGTCTCTACTATTTAATCCCGGCTTACCATCAGCATAGCTAGTTAGACCACTAAAGTCTCTATTTTGTGCATGTATAATATTGTCAGAAGCCTTGATTAAAGCACTTCCGTATGCAGCTAAACTTTCTTCTCTGTTCGATTCAGAAGCCCAGCTTACGTATGCTTGTGTGCTTTCTTTTTGATGTGTTGGTATATTTTTATTCATGTTTAGCTTCTAAACCTTTTGTTGTTTTTCCCGCAAGGGTTTTGTTTGATATTAATACCTATTGATTATTACACCAATACCTATTGATTTCTACGAATTATTTTTACAACGCTAGGAGTGTACGAAGAAGCCCAAGATTGTCCATAATACATGTCTTCTACCTTGTCTTTTTTCTTGCCGCCCATTGCCGTTGCGACTCTTCCAACCACGCTATAGGCAGGATTTGGAATTTCTCTGTGCATTGTTCTAGCTATTTGATTTGCTATGATCAACGCACTGTAGCGGTCTTTTCTCATTCTTCCCTTTTTTCCAGTTCCTAACTTTATCTCTGGTGTGTCAAATTTCTCACGCCCTGATGCTGTGCGACTCACCATTATGGTAGATAACTCCGTTTTCAATTCCTCAATATCCATCACAACATCTTCCATCGTGTCATACAATTTAAGTGCTGCATCCTCACCAATCTGTTCCTTCATCTTTTTAAATTTGATCTCATCCTGTTTAGTAACCATTCCCAAGGTTAGCTGATCGAATCTAGGAAACAGAATAAATCTGTCTTCCATGTCTTTTCTTAGTCCATGATTTGCTTTGGATACCCATTCTGCACTAGCAAACTGTACTAGCTCTAATATGTGAAGCCCCGGAAGCCTGTCCGTTTCCTTTTCTTTGTCTTCGATGATCGGAAGTATCGCTACCTCATTCAAACTTGCATCCATTTTATCAGGGTCTCTCAAACCTTCTGCAATTTGATATCCACCACCTTGAGCATCAATTCCGATTTTAACACAAGGAAACACTTGCATTAAGTCTCGTATCTTTCTGACAACAAAACTGTAATAATCGTGTACTTCTGTTAGCCCTAGCTTTTTTCTTGTTTGAAAATCTTTTTTATTGGTTGTCCAAGAATATACGACCCTTTGGTGGTTGGGATGAAGCTCCATTACGATCAGTGCTAGATTATCAACTTCACTAGCAGGGTCAATCCCAAAAACGTATTG